TCATAGAATTGTATAGCATCAAACTTGCTCATGTCTATATAGTTTTCCCATCGTATATCACTAGTACCATTCAGTCTAACAACAGGCTTGATACCTTTACGTATACAATAGTTCTTAAACCTAGTTAAGTCCTCATGTAACAAGGCAAGGAACATGTCTCTATTGTCCCTCCATAATATCGTCTTGCGTTTACGTGCTTGTTGTACGTTGTTAAATGCTCCACGTCCTGCAGAATATAAACAACCTGCCTTACACCCTGCTACAACAGCCATAGGGCATACATTAATACCCTCTACTATATCTGCAGGTGCAAGGTATAAGATAGCTGTAAGGTATTCACTGCCATCACCTTTAGTAGTCTTGGCATTAGTCCCTACTCCTAGTAGTTTTAGTTTAATCATAGCTTACCCCTTCCCTCTCATCCAAAATCTAGCTTTTACCATACCATCTAAGAAGCATAGCATTTCTTTAATAGATACCCTATGCTTAATAATACTACTGCCTTCTTTATTAGTTAACTGCCACCCTCCATAATGAGGTGCGTTGTTTAAGTCTAGCTCTACATTAAGAGCATCATTAACTCTATTAAGCATCATCAATAATTCTAGCTTGCGTGTCATCGTCCGTCCTCCTAGTTGTTACAAGGTACAACGTTAAATTAAACGTTGCCCTTAGTCAAGTTAAACTTTGACGATATCATTAATACCACCAAACTTTCTACTTGATAAGCTAGGAATAGATATGTAGTAGCTCTTCTTGCCCATATGTACACCCTTAAACGTGCTACCATTAGTAAACTCCCAACGTGTCTTATATAGTCTAGTACGTTGAGCTAAAACTGCTAGTGTCACGTTGAATAGTCTTATAGTTTTTGTCTTAAACATGTTAAATCTCCACTGTTATAGGTACATCATTGCACCTTGTAACAACTAGGATTTGTCTTGTCATCGACTCCTCCTAGTCTTGGCACTCTCCACCCTATAGAATACACAAGCGTTACTACAAGGCAGGATTCAAGGCACTGATTTTACAGTTTGGTCTATACCCTCAAGGATTTCATGTGTCCACTTGCTAGCGTTAACGACTACATCTTTTGAATGCTTTAGTGTCTATTACTGGTGCTAGTAACCTAGTTTAATAATGTTTATTTCATATACTGCCTTTGGTTAATGTTTATCTTGTTTATTAGCTTAATCATTTTTATCTACTTGTCTACTTTTATTTTAACTTTCTTTAAAACTGTTATCATTTTGAAGGTTGTTTTAAAGTCTTGTATCAAATTAACCTTTTGTTTCTGTGCAGTTAAAAGACTTAGTTTATTATGCTTTTAAAAGACTTAGTGTCTGTGCTCTTTCGATAGTTGAATTAGACATTAGTTTTAAAAAGAATGCAAGAAAAAAGATAAAAATAATTAATTAATTTACTTTATTGTTTAAAATCAATGACTTAGGTTGTAAATTATTTACCAGCTGGTGATCTGTTTTAAAAAGTTTTAATTTGTATAGTATAGTATAAGAAAAAGAATAGATAGAGAGACACACATAGATAGTGACATATGTGCAACAGTGTGGTAAATGTGCAACAGTGTGTCCTAGTTCTGTCAAAAGCTTGACATGTTTAGAATGGAACGAGTCCTTTTTCGCGTGCGTGTAGGGGGAAACGAGCGAGTCCTTAGAGTTATATACCCTCTCAGATTTTTCTGTCAAATACAAAGCAGTAAGCTGTTGTCTAAACCCTGTTCAACACCGTCCAACACTGGAAATCTAACTGATACATAACTATACAGTTATACATGTTGAACGGGGTCATACTAAGGTTGTAACTTTAGAACATGTTATACATCAATCCAGCTGCTACTGGTGCTCTCCTGAGTACTCATATTGAGGTGTGACATGAACTTATCTAGCTCCATGTCTAACATTTCTTCCTTTCTGCTTCTGATTTCTGTATCTGCATCAGCAGCCATCTGGTCAACCCAGTACTGGACTGCCATAGCAAGTACGTCAAGCCTATCGTCATGGGCTAATGCTCCTCTTTGTTTAGTTATTCTAGTCATTTGGTACGTTAACATGTACTTCATACCTACATCAGGTGGCATATTCTGTACACTATCGTAGTCTTTTTGTATTACTTTAGGGTCTAATATGAGTCTATGTTGGTTCATAACAGGCTCTAAGGTATCTATTATTCTCTTTTCCTTCTGTGTATTGTGTCTAACCTCCTCTAATGTAGCAGGATAAGTCTTAATAAGGTAGGGTTTAAGTAGTTCAGAGAACATACCATCACCAAAGTTACTCTCTACTAGTACCATATTAACCTTGTTTATCTTAGCTAGGTCAGTTAAATGCTGCAGAGTGCTGTCAGAATAACCTCCTGCTACACCTCCTGCATCTACAACGTACAGATAACCGTTCAACATCTTAACAACTGCATAGGCTGTTTCATCACTACCCCTACCAGAGGGGTCAATAGCAAGCACTGAGCCTTGATAGTCCAACCTACCTATAGTATCTTCAGGAGCATAGAACTTATCCCCTGCTAGACCCACGTTAGGCAGTTCTATGAGTGGTTTAAAAATACCATACACCATCTTTTCAGGAGCAGTATCTTTGTCACAGCTATATATAATCAAGTCAGACAGCTTGAGTGGGTATTTGTTACCGTCACTTAAAGATGTGTCCAACATGAACTGCAATGCAAAACCTGAACGACCATATGAAAGCTCTCTTTCTAGTAAGTCTTCATCGTCAAACCTCTTAGGGTCTGTAGGAAGCCCATACACGGCTTGTTCTTCCTTTTGCATACGATCATATAGGATTGGAGCTAACCTCCCCCCATAAGCCTTCTCTGCTCGTTCTAGGGTAGGGTAACGACTAGTCCATATTCTCATATCATAGCCACGTGCAAGTAGTACGTTATACAAAGACATCTCATTCTGAGGTGTACCTAAGTATATAATCTTGCCATCTGGCTTTAACACAGCATCAAATTCTTTAACAGTCTCACTAAGCTTCTCTCTCATCATGTGAGTCATAGAGTTGTTAGGGACTTCAACGTCATCTGCAATGATAATATCTGCTCTAGAACCTGTAAGCTGTCCTGTGACCCCTACGGACTTCACTGAGGGGCTTCCACTGGCTTTGGCTGGTGCAACATCAAAAGCAATCTTAGACCACCTCTGACCGTCTCTAGCGACCAAGTGTTGGCATATAGGTAGTTCAACTATGATACGTTGAGTGAATGTAGAGAAGTCATCTGCTCTTGCTTTAGAAGCTGATACAACCATAAACTTTAGTTGAGGGTCAAGTAGTAGCTGATGTACTACGTATGCAGCAGTAATGTAGGACTTACCTACCCCTCTGAAGGCTTCTATGATACTACGTTTTGGACTTGTTTGTAAGTAGTGAGCTATGTCGTACTGTACTGGAGTTGGTTCAGGTAAGCCTAAGTGAGACCAAACTAAGTATGTAAAGTTTCTAAAATCTTTTAGCTTCTCTGGAATTTTACTCATTGTATCTTGTCTCCTACATCAAATGGTAAATCTTTAAGTAAGCTTGCCATAGGACTCTGATCCATTATAACATCTAGAGATGCTCCATTATCTTTAAGGAATTTAACAGCTACTGATAATTCACTAGCCGTTGCTTCCCCACTACGTACACGTAGAAGTAACTGTTGAGTTACCTCCTTGTGTAGAGTGTCTATTATTTTCCTATCTGTCATTAGGTTTTCTTTTTGTATTTGTCTTTGCTCTTAGGGAAACCAGCTTTCATGTTTGAATATGACTTAGCTGACACTGTACTTTTTGCCTTAGTACGTGAAGTACCTGCAGCTTTTCTTTTGTTAATGTTTTCATAAAGACTCATTTTTTCATCCTATATACTATGTTAATACCAGTGTTCATACACACAGCTAACAATGTTAATACTTGTAAAAATATACTTATTAATTCTGCTTCTATCACTTAGTTATCCTTTTTAGTTTTATGACACCCACAATTACATTCTTTGTTGTCACACTCATAAGCTTCACATGTTTTACATTTAATCATTTTGTTATTCCTTTTATTTTCTCTGCTGTTCTAAGTCCACCTAATCCAAGCATTCCAAGTAAAACTGTCATAAGTGAATCCATATCAAATACTGGTAGCTCTGGTATAACTACTCCAGCATAGCTACATATAAACATTGTCATAGGTGCAAATACAAAATGCCAACCCATTGCACCTGCTAGTATCCAACCCAAGAAGGGTCTCCAACCTGATACAAAAATGTTTCTATGTCCTGCTTCTACCTTATTAATTTCTAACTGTCCCTTTGCTAATTCTTGAGCATGTTTTTGTGACATGGTTGCTATGTCATGTGCAAGCTTTGCACGTTCATCTGCATCAGGAATAAACTTATTTAACAATGCTGATACAGGAGCTATAAGTGCTTGAATCATTTTTTACTATCCTTATACTGTTTCTTTCTTAAAGCTTTTATATGTAAGTTGTAAAAGTAATTACTTACATCACCAAGCTTACTAGAAATCTTTAACCAAAACCACATCATGTAAATCTTCCTTTATTTAATTGAACACACTTGTACGTCATAGGTTTTAAATGGGGCATTGCTTGTGCAATATCTTCACGCATTTCATAAACTCTACTGATACATTGTTCTTCTGTTTCTAATTTGTTTTGTACGTCTTCAAATGTTATACACATTTTAGGATTCATTATAGCACATGCTATTACTAAAGCTTTAAACATTATAAAGTTCCTTTTAGAAAGTTAGCAAAGCCTACTATACCTAGTAATCCTACTATTAAAACAGTAGTGACTGTTACTATTAATGTGTTCCTATCTTTAATCTTTTTTTGTATTGCTAATTCTTTTTTAATAGCTGCTCTTTCTCTAGCTATCTCAGATTGTAATCTTTCCCACTGACCATCTTTACCGTAAAGTAAAAACATAGAACGTAACTCATTACGCATATCATCTAAGGCTTCTTTCTTAAAGTGTTTTTCTATTGCTGAATCTTCTGCTAGGGAGAACCTACTCTTCTTCTTCTGGCTTTCACCAAACTGAAGGTTAGCTTCTCCCTGTGCATATTTTCCTATAGCTGTACTAAGAGAACTTAAATCTTTTCCAATTTTTATAGCTCCCATAATAGTTTTGTGCCCAGCAGTAATTGCAGCAAAAGCTGAAATGGGGTCTAGCATTCTAGTCTCCTTATTTTAATACGATTGCAACTATCAAAGCTACGACACCTAGTGTTCCTGCCATAGACATAGCTTCCATTCTCCACAGACGTTTATCAAGTGCACATAGTTTATCATCTACTGATTGATATCTAATTGCACATTCTTTCTCGTGGGCTTCTAGTTCTAGTTGTACTTGTAGTTCAGGCTTCATTTGTAGCTTCATATGGCACAACTTCCTCTTCACTTTTAACTGATTGTATTAATGAATTAGTAAAAGCATTTTGTGCTACAGTTACTTGGTCTAATTGAAATCTAAGACTAGCACCTTTAGCCTGTAAGTCTTTTATCTGATTGATAAAGTATGTTTGGTCTTGAGACAAATCTTCTTGATTGTATTCTTTACCATCAATGTTTATTACGTTTGACTTTGTTTCCATCTTTATAAACCTCCTGCTGTTATTCTTGCTTCTAATTCTTGGATTGTTTTCACGAGTAGTGGTACTAGCTTGGATTGGTCTATGCTTTGATAATCAGGATTACCATCTGCATCCAAAGCATCTTTAGTTCCAATAATTGCTTCAGGTACAACTGATTGTACTTCGTGTGCTAAAAAACCATCTACTGTTGTACTAGCATCTGCTATAAAGTTAAAACGAGAAGGCTTGAGTTGCTTTAGTCTTGTTGTTGCATCCCAATCTGTTACTACATTTTCTTTAAGGCGATAGTCTGATGATGTTGCATAAGATGTTCCAGAACCACTTGTAACAATACTTCCAACTACACCATTTGGATTTTGAAAAAGGCAATGAGAAAGAGCAACACCAGTGCTACTAGTACAAAATGCTATTCCATTTTTTCCAATATTATTAGATAGTTTATTAATAGTTAAAAATGAATTATTTACATTTACAGTACTTCCCAGTTGTATGCTACCACCTGAGTCTATTCTCATACGTTCTGCACCTGCAGTTCCAAAAGCTAAATAATCACTACTATGTGAATATTCTAGATAACCTCTGTATCTATCACCTCCACTTGCACCATCTGCAAAATATATATTACCAGTGCCATTGGAGGCAGAATATATTGTCATACCTTCATTACCAGAACCACTACCAACGACTAGATTATTACTATCTGTTGACATAGAACTCATAACAGAATTGCCAATACCCAAACTACCTGCTGAGTCTATTCTCATACGTTCAGTCGTATCAACATCAAAAATATGTCCTAAATATCCACGATATTCTAAATAGGTTGATGTAGTTCCACCTGCTTCCAATCTAACATTATTGGTTGAATCAACTCTACCTGCTTTAATAGCAAGGTTTCCACTATTAGGTTGGAAAGAAACTAAGTCGTTACCACCATCAACAAAAAACATATTTGCTTGACCATTAGACTCAACACGAAAGTCTACATCAGCACTTGCTTCGTTAAAGACTGCACCTCCGTTGGCTGTGAGAACCCCTGATAAACCAAGAGTACCACCACTTATAGCACCAGTAGTTGTGATTGCTGAAGCACCATTGTTAATAGCACCAAATCCACTCGTGATTGATCCTGCATTTAAAGCACCAGTTCCAGTTACACCAGTATATGATCCTGCTAGTCTTGCGATTGGTACTGTGCCACTATCTAGGTTATCAGCGTTCAAGCTAGCTACTGCAAACGTGCCATATGCAACGATATCAACTTCATCTCCACTAGCCAAAGCTTCTGTAAAGGTTACTGTATCTCCAGATGTTACTGTTACGTCTGCTGTAGACATACGAACACCATTTACATATACGTCAACGTATCCTGCATCATAGGCTAAAGTGTTACTACTAGCATCTGAGCCAGTTACAGAAGTTACTGCACTACCTATGTCGTAATGATATCTTTGGCTTGTACCATTGACAGATGATCCTGCATTTTGCCAACCACTAGCACCATAAACATTAAGTACATTAGTTGATGTGTTGAAGTATAAATCTCCAG